TAACGATGTTCATTTCGTTGATTCCACTTCAGAACTGGTTGAGGATCTTAAATCTGTACCCATGCCGTCGTCGGATAAAGATGCTATTGCTCGTATGAAGCATGCGTCTGAGAGAGACGACGTCAAAAGGGATGATGTTGATCCACATCTTGTTGATGGTGTTTTGGAGGGGAATAAGAAGAAGAGAAATCGTCAGAAAGGTAAGGATGTTAAAGCGGGTAAATATGCTGATGTCAGGCTCCGTGGTGAAAAACAACGTGAGCCGAATTATTATGCTAAGTACAAGGATGAGTTGGCAATACCGGCCAATGCCTTGACTGTTGCCCGTAATTCTTATAAAATGATGAATCAAATTTCTCTTGATACGAAACGAATGATCACTGTGGCGCGTGAGATTTATGAGAAATTGGATGTTGCCGATGTTTATCGGCAAGCCGGCTTGGATTTTGATATGATTTATGCATTGATTGGTAATGATGCGTTTAAGTTGAGCGATTTGATTCGCGAGATGAACAAGGCTGACGAGACAACTAAGTCAACCTTTTACGCTATTTATGCTAATGTAATGTCTAATCCTGAAGTAAGGTTTGTTTGGTTAGCTAAGGATTCTGAAAGGGATGCCGTGTTGGCCAAATATAATCGCTGGAAGAGTGAATCTGCCTCGAATTTGGGTTTGGTCACTGGTGATTTTAAGACTTGGTGCATCTCCTCCAATCTTAGAAATTTGATGGAGGAGGCAGTGCAAACTGCCGACAATTACACTAATGTTGTCAAATACAACATCACTGCAGGTTCTTCTTTGGATGATGCAGTGGCTCACATTGTTAAGCGGTTGCATGTTGCAGACCATAAACATAAATTACCTAAAGGTGACACTTATTTTGACAGGTTTGAGCTTGCTCTTACCAATTCTCTGAACTCCAAATCCATTGTTGATAAACAACGGGTTTTGAGCGCTATTAAGCTTGCTTATTTGGATGAGTATTCTACTAAATTGACACAGAGTGATTTAGGGGTCTTTGAATCTAAATCCACTAGGCAACCACTACCTGCTTCATTTGTTAAGGCTTTTATGCCTGTTGAAACTGAAGGTGGTCGCATTAGTTGGGCGATTCGTCTGGGTGATCATCTCGTTTTGAATGTTCATGTTTTGGAGGAGAAAGTGTTGTTAGAGGCAAAACCATTGGATGTTTCATCTGGTGTGTTGATAGCTGAGGATTTGGTGGCTTTTAAAATAGCGGCACTTAAGTTGTCGCGGTTGCCTACTAGTTTATCAGTTGTCGAATTTGTTCCCAAGAGCCAGCATTTTTTCATGTCTCCTGATAAGTGGTCTTCTGTTGAGATCATCCAGTCTGATGAAAAAGTCCTGAAACACAATGTCTCAACTGTCCCCG